GAGCCGCACGATAAGCTGTCTTCCCTTCATTCTGTTCCCGTCAGTAACGGCACGAAACGAACCGCATCGTACCGCGTTTCCTTGAAGCCTCCTGCCGCGTGCCTTTCGATCAGCATGAGGATCTGATCCATGTTGCCCAGCGGCAGGATCAATCGCCCGCCCGGCGCCAGCTGATCGAGCCAGGCCTTCGGCACCTGCCCCGTCGCAGCGGCTACGATGATCGTATCGAACGGTGCGGCTTCGACGAGCCCCACACTGCCATCGGCATATTTCAGCCGCAGATTCGGCAGCCGCAGCGGGCGCAGATTTTCTTTCGCGCGGTCGAGCAGGCCCTTGATGCGCTCTATCGCGTAGACCTCACGCGCCACGTGGGACAAGACCGCCGCCTGATAACCGCAACCGGCGCCGACCTCCAGCGTCTTGCCGAGTTCGCGCCCCTGCCCCAGGAGTTCGATCATGCGGGCGACAACATAGGGTTGCGAGATCGTCTGCTGGAAGCCGAGCGGCAGCGCCGTGTCCTCATACGCGCGGCTGGCGAGCGCTTCCTGCACGAAGAGATGGCGCGGCACCTGGTTCATCGCCGAGAGCACGCGCTCATCGCGGATGCCCTGCTTGCGCAGACCTTCGACCATCCGTGCACGCGCGCGGACCGCGTTGGCCGCCGAATTGCCGTTTGCACTCGTCATGAGCCGAGCCAGTTCCTGATTTCGTTCATGCCTGCCGTGCAAGTCAGATCAGCCTGCAGCGGTGTGATCGACACGCAGTTGTTCGCGACCGCATGGAAGTCCGTCCCCTCGCCCGCATCAGCCGCGGCGCCCGCTGCGCCGACCCAATAGATCGTGTCGCCACGCGGATTCGTCGAGCGCACGACGGGCTCGGCCGTGTGGCGCCGGCCAAGACGCGTCACGCGCGTCCCGCACAAGGCGCCATGCGGCACATCGGGCACATTCACATTGAGAAGGAACGGCGTGCGCAGCGCCTGCCGCGTGACACGCTCGACGAGTTCGCGCGCGACAAGCGCCGCCGAATCGAAATTCGCGCCTTCGCGTCCGACAAGCGAGACAGCTATTGCGGGTATGCCGAGCAGATATCCTTCCATCGCCGCGGCGACGGTGCCCGAATAGATCGTGTCGTCACCCATGTTCGCGCCGTGGTTGATGCCCGACACGACGAGGTCGGGCGCCTTCTCGAAGAGGCCGGTGACGGCAAGGTGGACACAATCGGTCGGCGTGCCATTGACGAAACGGAAGCCGTTCGCGGCGCGACGCACCATCAGCGGACGATCGAGCGTCAGAGAATGCGACGCACCGCTGCGATCACGCTCAGGGGCGACGACATCTATTTCGGCAATACGAGCTAAGGAATCCGCAAGAGCGGCGATCCCGGGAGAAAAATAGCCGTCGTCGTTGCTCAGCAAGATTCGCATGGGACAACGCTCGTCGGATCGGGATTCGTTTGAGAGCGGGGAAAGAAGAATTGGTCGGGGCGGCGGGATTCGAACTCGCGACCCCTTGCACCCCATTCAACTCAACCAACCCCAGCCAACTGGTTGATATATAAAGTTATTCACGAGTCAGCGGCTAACATTCTAGGGTTGCGGGCCCGTCTGCAAACCACTGATTCGTAAACATCGAATTCGTGATTTTAGCCGATTCCCGGGCGTCAAAACAGTCGTATCGCGCAGGCCGCTTTATGCCGGCGTCCCATGCATCGGCGGCCGACAGATGTTCGTAGTAAGGGCGCTCTCGATGTTCGAGAACGGAGTACAGACTCTGGAGGTCGCCCTGCGAGGGCGTGAGCCAGGCGCCGACGTTCTCAGGCGTGATGGGGATGATGCAGCAGTCGTGGGCCGCAGCGGCCACCTCTGGCGGGGATTCGTCCGTGATGGCCGCAAACGACCACAGATCTTCCTTGCAACTCAGTGCAAAACAGGCAGGGCAACGAGCATGTCCTGCTGCTGCCGCGGCCGGAATTCCGGCACGACACTTTGCTCCGCTTCGCCAGCAGCCAGGTCGCGGCCTTCGACGCGATGCAGCACCACATTCTCGAATGCCTTGGCCATGATGGCGTGGGTCTTGGCTAAAGCAGGCTTCCAGAAGCCTTCGAGACTCTCGCCGCGCGTTGTAGGTGCCCGGAAACTGGCGGTCGCAAGCGGCAGGCTTTCCTGCCAGCCGACACCGATAGCGCATAGGCATGAGCACGAGCTCGCCATCGCGCTTGATGATCACCGGCGCAGCCAGCCCCGGAATATCCGCAAGTCGCGATCGAGCGGCTCGGTCCGCGCCGGGTCATTGAGCCCCCTGGATCGTTCCGATCTTGCTCGTTGTAATGCGTTGGCTCTCCAGGGCGGTCTTGACCGTCGCGCGACGCCCCAAAGACGCTGGTCCCCGGGGCGCAGGTAGATCTATCTATGCCGGAGATTCAAAACTGCCCAGTTGCTTACCGCTGGTTGCCCAGCGTTCGCACTTGAAGAGCGACAGGAAAAGCTCGTCTGAGGTGTTCTCGCCCGCACCTCGGGGCGCTAAATATCGAAGAATGGCACTCAAAAAGAGCTTGAGTTCAACGGGGCAATCATCCGCCTGAATGCTCTCGAGTGCCGTTCGATTCCAGGCCTTGCCTTTCGCCGCGCCGTTTTCCAACCAGCCTTCAAGTTCTCCGCAGGGAACGACAAATAGCCCAATGCTTGCGAGCTCGCGAAGTAGCGATTCAACGCGGAGACGCTGTTCGCCTTCAAAACAGCAGATACCCTTCTTCTTCACCCGATCCCATTTCGACGTGGCAGATTTAGCCATGCCCGTAAGTCTTCTTCGCGCCTCGCGAACGTTCTGATGGGGACCGCGCAACCAAGCCGAAACAGCTTCCAACAGTCCTTGAAGGAATTGATCGGCCGACACGGCCTCCACCCACCCTGCGACTTCAGCGCGGCGCGCTTCTAACTGGGCAGAGATCTCCTGACCGGTCAATGCCTTGACAATCTTCGCCAGCGGTTCGTTGGCGCTTATGATGTCGATGTCGACCACTGCACATACAGGGGCTCCGGCGCTACGAAATAGCTCAATCGGAACGTCAGCCGCATCTTTTCCGTTCGTATGAATGAACAGGATGTCTTCGCCCCGCTCGTCGCTCAGCGTCTTGTGGGCCACCGCCTGGTAAAGAGCTCGGTCAGGGTCGCCTTCACAAACAACGACCCCCTTGTGGAAAAGTGCATCGAGCACAGGCTGGCTCGAAAGCAATGGGGACTGCGCTAGTCCTGCTGTTGTTGCTGAAGGTACTTGTACAAAGTGCGTTCGATCGCCGTCGCGTTGAAGGCGCAACACCATCGCGTCGGGATTTGCGCTAACTATGCCCCACAAGAAGTCAGCACTGTGTGTGGCGACAATCACCTGAGCAGCTCTCTGCTGACTCAGTTCGGCAAGCCAGCGTCCAAGGATACGAACCTGACTCGGGTGTAAGAATGCCTCAGGCTCATCCAACAGCAACACTCGATCTGGGAAGGTCAGGGCCGCCAAAGCGATTCCGACGAACGAGCGGTAGCCATCGCCTTGAAGGGTGAGTTGTTCTCCCGAGGCGAGCTGCGTACGAAGCGCTTCAAGTGAATCCGACAAATCGCCGAACGCATGATCAACCTTGAAGTACCAGCGCTTCATCGCACTGTAGTCGAGCGCAATATCCCGACCGAACGCTTCATTGAACGCAGCTCTGAGTGCAGGCTGCACAGTCTGCCGAACGCGGAAGAACTGTTGTAGCGCGTTGCGCGGCTCCTCCGTTTCAAGGTCGAAGCACTCTTGAGGCGCGGTCAAAGTGAAACGGGTTTCAGCGTGTAGATGACTGATAAGGCATCGACCGAAGTTCTGAAAGAATGGCAAATCACCGAAGTCTCTTGCCAGCACCTTGTCCAACCAGCCACGTTGCGCTTGGACTGTATGTACTTCAAACAAATTCGCTGTAATGCAGGTGACGATCTCTTCACCGGGGTTGTCGAGTCGCATGCGGCGTGTCAAATGCGCTTGCATTTCGGGCTCACTTGGCAACGTGGCCTCAACGTTCTGGAACAGTTTGAGACTCTCGCCAGTTCCGGTAGTCGCGTAGTCACGCAAGTCACGCAGCGTCTGAGACTTCCCGCTGTTGTTAGCACCCACAAGTACAGTAAGGTGTCCTAGCGACACCTTGCCGCCTTGACGAGTTGTCGCCCCGAGGAATTTGAGTGGCATTTCTTTGGCAGATTGTGAAGTCCAGCTGAAATGATATAGCCGCGCGAAGCGCCCCTGCGGCGCAGCACATGGAAACTGCTCAGAATGGCCCAGGACCGCCGGTACCAGCAGAGCCCAATCGACCCAATCGTCACCCTTCCCGCGAACTCCGTCCCCTTCCGAGCGCAGTACGGCGACACGCTCCATCGGCGCAGGTACCCGCCCAAGCGTCGTTGCAACGCGAGCCGACAATCCGGAAAGTCGTCGGAAAAAGGTAACTTTGGTAACCACCTCGACGAAGACCACCGAAAAGCTTGACAGGGCGTGGCCTTATGCAAAATGCAAGAAGGTAACTTCAAGGTAATTTTTAGGTAATCAGGTTACCTAGTCCTGAGGTATCCAGTCGATAAAAAAACCAGCTAATAATCAATGAACTGCAAAAGGTTACCTTTTTAGTTACCCTAGATTACCTACCAAAGGTAACCACCGAGCCCTTTACAAATCAAAGACTTAGGGTCGCTTTTCAGGGCTCGTTACCTTGGTTACCTTTTTCCGACGCTCAACCTTCCAGACGTTGAACGGGAGGGGCGACTGGGGCGTGTAGGCCAGCGCATGAGCTTGGCTGCATGAAACTGCAAGTTTTCTGGCGCCCTTCCCTGCACTCGCCCGTTCAAGACTGGCGGGGCATCCGCCACTTCGCATGACTGCATGCTTTCCCATGCACAAAGCGCCCGGGCGTGGCGGGGTCACGAGCGCGCGCTCTTGGTAGAAGTTGGCTTTCGCCGATACGAAATCGATAGATAATCGCTATGCGCCTCAATGACGCACCAAAGCGGTGCGACCGGAGGGGCGGGACGAGAGCAGGCACGAGACGCGGAATTCCGACGCTTTTCAGCGCCGACCGACGACCAGCGTGGATTCGAAGGACAAAGCCATGACGCAATCAGCTTGGACCCGCGACGGTCGTCCGGTGGACACGGCCACCATCTCCAGTGCCGAGTGGGATCAGTTGAAGCAGACTGCGCTGCTCGGCGATTTCGTGATGCCATGCTGCAAGGCACCGGCGGTGCTCAAGACCAGCATCAACGGCGTGCCCTTCTTCGCTCATCTGTCGGACGAGTGCGCCACCGCGCCTGAGACGAAATGGCACAAGGCTGGCAAGGCGGCAGTCCTGGCCGCTTTGGATGGCATGGGCATCCCGGCCAGCGAAGAAGTGCCCGGGAGTTCACCGAGCGGTGAAAGGTGGGAGGCCGATGTTCTTTTTTCGGTGCCCGGTCGCACCATCGTGATCGAGTTACAGCGTTCCTATCAGCACCTGCGCGATTACACGCGCCGCCAGAGTCGGTACACCGCCTCGGCCGCCGAATGCTATTGGCTGGTCCGCAAAGAGATCTTCCCCACCTTGAGCAAAGCGACATCGCAGCTGCTACTGAAGCGCAAGTTCGGAAACAAGTTTCCAGATGGCGGCATTGGCACCGGCATGCTGCCCGAGTTGCCGGTGGCCATGCTGGATACCGAGGGATCTCACCTGGTCCAGTTCGGTGGTTCCAAAACAGCCACGGTTTCGACATGGCTAGCCGGCATCCTCAACGGCTGCTATCAATACCGGGGCGGTTCATGGAATCTCGGCTGAGCGCCGAAACTTGGCCAGGTACCGGCTGGAAAAAAGAAGGCCGCCTCGCGGGCGGCCTTGGGGTGTGCTGACGGGCTTGCCGGCAGTTACCGGATCGGCGGCGCCGAAGCGGCGGGTGCCGCTTCGGCGCTCTTGAGCACATAGGGCTCAAATCGGATCACCTCCTCGCCCAGCCACTCGTTCACTTCCATCATCCGCGCCTGCAGGGGCACGACCTCGTTCTGCGCGAAGACCTCGGCCGCCTTGCCGGCGTCGCCGAAGCCGCCGGTGTTGTGCGGGATGATGCCCATCAGCTGGGGCGGCACCCGGTGCGCGGCGAGCTGGTCGTCGCGCGTGATGTTCTTGATGTTCCAGAACTCGTCCTTCGCGGCGATCTCGGCGACCGGGATGATCTGGATGCCGTCCTTCTTGCCGTTGGGCGCATAGATGAAGAGGTTGCGGAAGTTGCCTGGCCCCTTGCTGTTTTTCAGCGCGTCGCGGAACGCGTCGACGTCGGCCTGCTCCTGCGCGGCGTCCGTCATGTAGAAGATCGCACCGGCGTGGCTGCCGTTGAGGTAGTACTTCCTCCGGTAGAGCGTGGCCGACTCGTTGAGCCAGGCCGAGTTCAAGGCCGAGAGATATTCGGGCAGCCCATACACTTCCTGGTTGATGTCGGGCTCGATGAGGTGGAAGACGCTGCCGCGTTCGAACTCGTATTCCTGGCCGACGTTCGGCACGAACCAGTAGCGGTCGAGCTCGACGCCCCGGCGCACGAACTTCGCGAGCGCCGGCTCGAGCGCGAGCGTCTTGCCCAGCCGATTCACCCGTCGCTCCAGGTACGCATTGCCGAAGATCAGGTACTCGAGCACCCAGCGCGCAAAGGCCGAACGCGACAGCAGTGGATGCGGCACAAAGGTGCTCACCAGGATGTTGCGCTTCACATAGATCGGCGAGCTGTGGTGCGCCGCCGCGCGAAACGAGCGCGCAAGCCCATCCCATGAGATCGGCGGCTCATACCAGCGGCCGATGTTCAGGCACTCGATATAGTCGAGCAGCTCGCGTCGATCGAGCACCGGGATCGGATCGCCGAAGGTGAAGGCCTGCGCGCGCGGCGCGGGCGCAGCGAGCTCCACCGGCGTCGCCGTCGATGCAGGTTGATGGTGGCGTTTCCGTTTCATGATCAGCAGAACTCCATGAAGCCGCGGTTGGTATTCGTCGCGCCCTCCAGCGGCTCATTGGCCAGCGCGTGCATCGTTGCCCACGCGAGATCTGCGTGGCTTGTCTCTTCGGATCGGCCGGCTTCGAACGTCACCTGCCGACCGCTTGCCGTCGTCGTTTTCTTGATCGCCATGAAGGCCGCTGCCAGATCCACCCAGCCGCTGTCGAACTCCAGACGCCCGGCGCGGATCACGTCCATGGCCTTGAGCACGAGGCGCGTCTTCACCTCAACCGAGTACTGGAACGCGCGCGCGGCCGGGTAGAACTGGCGCACGAGCTGGAACACGCCCTGGCCGATGCCGGTCGTGTCGATCCCGATGTAGGTCACGTTGTAGATCCGGCAGAACTTCTTGATGCGATCGGCCTGCTCCTGAAAATCCATGCCCTTGAACTGGACGCGATCGAGCACACGGAACTTCCCGCCGGCCACCAGGGGAGGCGCCAGCACCACGAGTGCTGCGCTGTCGCCGGTGTGTGAGGGGTCGTAGCCGAGCCACACCTCGCGGTTGCCGAATGGCCGCGGCGCCAGCTGCTTGAAGTCGGGCCACACGTCCCAGCTGTCGACCATGCAGCGCTGGAGCATCGCGAGCGGAAAGATCGATGCGCCGTCGTCGATGAACTGGCACATCAAGAGATTCATGAACTCTTCGGCGCTGTAGTCGAGCTTGAGCTGCTCGATGTCGAAGAGGTTGCAACCGCCCGCGATCGCATCCATCACGGTCACGATCTGGCGCCACTGCCCATCCTCGCCGCGGCGGCCGGCTTTGAGCGCATCGTGCGAGACGTCGAGCTTCACCTTCTCCGCGTTCGGCCGGCCCTTGTTGAAGCGCTCGCCGGACCAGAACGGATACGCCGCGTGCGAGAGCGCCGAAGGCGTGGAGAAGTAGGTCAGGCGCCACTTCTTGTGCATCGCCATGCCGGACGCGACTTTGCGGAACTCCTCAAACTTCGGAATCCAAAAGTACTCGTCCATGTAGACGTTGCCGTGGTAGCCCTGCGCCGTCCGGCTCGACGTGCCGAGAAAGAAGAGTTCGGCGCCGTTGGGCAGCACGATCGGATCGCCCTGCAGATCGACGTCGGCCACGTCGCGCGCGAACTGCTTGATGTAGCCCTTGAAAATGTGGGCCTGCGCCTTCGAGGCCGAGAGGAAGATCTGATTGCGGCCGGTCTGCAGCGCATCGATCAGCCCCTCGCGCGCAAAGTACCAGGTCGCCCCGATCTGCCGGCTCTTGAGCAAGTTGCGCACGCGCTCGACCAAGCCCGCCCGGTACCAGGTCTTCTGGTACGGGAACAGATCCTCCATGAAGGCCTCGACGAGCTTTGCCTGCTGCGCGTCGGTGATGGCGTTACGCGTGGGCGCCTTCTTCGGCCCCTTGTTGCGGTTCTCGACCTTCGGATTCAGGTCCGCTTCATTGCCGCCGGCACGGTACCGCTGCACGCGTGCGAGCCGCTCGACTTGCCGCCCGAGCAGATCGATTTCCTTGAAGTCGCGCCCCTCCTTGTCGGGCTTCGCGATGAGCTGCTGGATGCGCGCTTCGAGGGAGGCCTCGACGCGGTCGATCGGGTCGCTCGCGTCCCACGCATCGCGCCGCTTCCACGAATGGATCGTCGCGACATTGACGTCGAGGTGCTCGGCGATGCGCGCGACACGCCAGCCCTGCCAGTAGAGGTCACGGGCGAGCCGGCGCGGATCGAGTTCGGATTCGGTTGAGGCAAGCATGCCGGCAACGGTAGCCGCCGCGCGCGCGCGGGCTGCACTGGTGCGTGTTGTGAGGGCGTGGGCAACAACAACGCCGCGTTGCCCGGCCTGCGCGCGAAACCGAACATCGGTCCTGCACATACGCCCCACCCGGCAAAGGACACCGACATGGCAAAGAGCAAATTTTTCCGCGTGGCCACCGAAGGCGCCACGACGGACGGTCGCAGCATCTCGCGCGACTGGATCACGCAGATGGCGAAGAACTACAGCCCGAAGACCTACGGCGCGCGCGTGAACCTCGAACACTTCCGCGGCATCCTGCCCGATGGTCCCTTCCGCGCGTATGGCGATATCACCGCGCTCAAGACCGAAGAGGTCGACGGCAAGCTCACGCTGCTCGCGCAGATCGATCCGACCACGGACCTTGTGGAACTCGCGAAGAAGCGCCAGAAGATCTACACGTCGATGGAAGTCGACCCGGACTTCGCAAAGACGGGCGAGGCCTACCTCGTGGGCCTCGCAGTCACCGATAGCCCCGCCTCGCTCGGCACCGACATGCTGCAGTTCTGCGCCCAGGCGAAGACGCATCCGTTCGCCGATCGCAAGCTGCGCCCCGAAGATCTCTTCTCCGAAGCCGTCGAGTTCCAGCTCGAGCTGGAGGCCGAGGCGCAGCCGAATGACGAAGGCAAGACGCTCTTCTCCAAGGTGAAGGAACTCCTCACCGGCAAGAAGCAGGACGGCGAGCGCCTGGACGACGCAGGACGCGCCATCGAGACGATCGCCGAGAGCCAGCGCGGCGTGCTCGACCAGTTCGCCGCGCTCAAGACCGCGCTCACCGCCGCCGAAGCCACGATCGCGAAGCTCACGAAGGACCGCGAAACCGACGCGGCCGATCTCGCGACGCTGCGCGACGAGCTCGGCCGCGCCGACAAGCACACCACGAAGCGCCCGCCGGCAACGGGTTCCAGCAACGCCGTCGTGACCGACTGCTAAGCCCGCGCACGACCTCACCAGAACACACCCCGGAGCAGACCATGCGCAACGAAACCCGTGTGGCGTTCAACGCCTACATCAAGCAACTCGCCCTCCTGAGCGGCGTCCCCTCGGCGACCGAGAAGTTCACCGTGGCCCCGTCGATCCAGCAGAAGCTGGAAACGAAGATGCAGGAGAGCAGCGACTTCCTTGGTCGCATCAACATCATCGGCGTGACCGAACAGCAAGGCGCGAAGCTCGGCCTCGGCGTGGGCGGCCCGATCGCCGGCACGACCGATACGTCGGTGAAGGATCGCGAGACCGTGGATCCGACGAACATCGACGAGACGGGCTACCTCTGCACCCAGACGAACTCGGACACCCACATCACCTACGCGAAGCTCGACATGTGGGCGAAGTTCGCCGACTTCCAGACCCGCATCCGCGACGCGATCCTCGCGCGCCAGGCGCTCGACCGCATCATGATCGGCTTCAACGGCGTGTCGCGCGCAGCGACCTCGGACCGTGCCGCGAACTCGATGCTGCAGGACGTCAACAAGGGCTGGCTGCAGAAGTATCGCGAGGGTGCGGTCGCACGCGTGCTCAAGGAAGTGGCCGCCGGTTCGAACAAGGTCCAGATCGGCGAGGCCATCGACGCCGCCCACGGCTACAAGAACCTCGACGCGCTCGTGTATGACGTGGTGAACAACCTCATCGATCCGTGGCACCGCGAGGACACGGAACTGGTGTGCGTGCTCGGCCGCGACATGCTCGCGGACAAGTACTTCCCGCTCGTCAATGCGAACCTCGACCCGACCGAGACGATGGCGGCCGATCTGATCATCAGCCAGAAGCGTGTCGGGGGGCTCCCCGCCGTGCGCGTGCCGTTCTTTCCCGCCGGTAAGCTCATGGTCACGCGACTCGACAACCTGTCGATCTACTACCAGGACGGTGCGCGCCGCCGCACGGTGGTCGACAACGCGCGGCGCGATCGCATCGAGAATTTTGAATCGAGCAACGACGCGTACGTCGTCGAGGACTTCGGCGCCGGTTGCGTGGTCGAAAACATCGAGCTTGCGGCAGCCTGATCATGTCGAGCCCAGCGAAAGCGCACTACCTGCGCCACATCGCTGCAGCGGAGGCCGCGAAAGCGGCCCCGGATGCACCGATGGAAAACGCCACCGGCTACGAGCTGATGCTCGCGAAGCTTGCCCAGGACAAGCGCCGGCTGAAAGAGCTCCAATCCGTCGAACGCAAGATCGAGGTCAAGCGCACGCTGCTGCCCGACTACGCGCCGTGGGTCGAGGGCGTGCTCTCTGCCGGTCGCGGTGCCCAGGACGACGTGCTCATGACCGTGCTCGTCTGGCGCATCGACGTCGGCGACTTCGCGGGGGCCTTGGCGATCGCGCGCTATGCGCTGCATTTCGGGCTGCAGCTTCCCGACCAGTACCAGCGCACGCTCCCATGCCTGCTCGCCGAAGAGGTCGCCGATACGGCGCTCAAGGCCACCGACGCCGGCCTGCCGGTCGATCTCGACAGCCTCGACCAGGTCGCGCAGCTCACGGCCGACGAGGACATGCCTGACGAAGTGCGCGCGAAGCTCTACAAGGCGGGCGGCTATGCGATGCGCGACACCGACAAGCCGACCGCGCTGCGGCTCCTGCAGCGCGCACTGCAGCTGCACGACAAGGTTGGCGTGAAGAAGGACATCGAACACCTCGAACGGGAGATCCGGAACGCAGCCGCCGCGGCCGGCGCCCCGGACGAGGGCAAGAACGCAACCGACGCCGCCAAGGGCGACGGCTGACACCGAGCGTGACCACGCGCCGGGCGGCACGGGGCCGCGGTTAGGGATCTGACCATCGCCACTACCAACGCCCCGTCCACCGCCCACCTCACGAGACTGCCATGAGCTTCATCGCTACCGCCGACGCAGATACGCCGCTTGCCGACACGCTCGCCAACAACGGCTTCTTTCCCGACATCGACCTGCAGGAACTCCAGGACGCGATGCGGCTCGACGGCACGGTCACGATGCCGCGCTTAAAGCACGCGACCGTCGAGGCGGTCACGAACGTCAATGGGGAACTCGCCGACTGGCGCCGTGCCCAGCAGGCGCTCGGCTTCGAGCGGCTCGCCGATGTGCCGGCCGACAGGATCGACGACGAGAGCGTGCTCGTGGCGCGCTACCTGCGCGCGGTCTATTGCCTCGCGAAGGCCAATCTCACCGAGCGCTACCGCGACTTCGACGCCACGCACGACGGTCACAAGCGCGCGACCGAGTTGGAGTCGCCGATCGACGATCTGCGCCGCGATGCGCGCTGGGCGATCAGCGACATCCTCGGCCGGCGGCGCAACACAGTGGAACTCATCTGATGCAGGTCCGCGCCCAGCAGGGCGACACGCTCGACGCGCTGTGCTGGCGCCACTACGGGCGCACGGCCTCGGTCGTGGAAGCGGTGCTCGCCGCGAACCCCGGCCTCGCGGACCTCGGCGCCGTGCTGCCCCACGGCGCTGCCGTTGAACTACCCGACCTGCCCGCGTCCGCGCAGGCAGCAACCACCACGCTCGTGCAGCTCTGGGATTAGTGGGAGGCGCGCATGCAATCGGTATATCCGGAGAAGAAGATGGACCGCCGCGGATGGCACCTCGACAAGACGGTCGGGGTCACGCACCTGATCACCACGCTCACCATCGTCGTGAGCGTGCTCGCCTGGGCCAACACGATCGACAAGCGCATCACGCTGATCGAGGCCGAGGCGCAACACCAGCGCGAAACCGACAACCGACAGGACGCCGTGCTGCGCGAGAGCCTCGCCGCGATCCGCGACACGCTGCGCGAGATGAAGGAAACCATGACCCGCATCGACGAACGCTCGCGAGGACACTGACATGCTCGACCGACTGAAAAGCTACCGCTTCTGGATCATGTGGATTGCAGCACTCGGCGTCATCCTCTGGTACTGGAGCACCGACCCCTTCGGCGGACGCGACACGGCCATGCGCCTGCAGTCGCTGGCCTGGGTCGTGGTGTTCGCAGGCCCCGCCTATTGGCTGCGCCGCGCGTTTGCGGATGCCGCAAGCGGGCGCCAGGCGTACGCCGAGGCGATGAAAGGGAACGTCGCCGCTGCCATCGTGTATGCGGCGCTGTGCGTGATGGCGGCCCTGCTCTTTCTCGCCATTGCGATCACCGGCCGCGCCATGGCCGCCGACTCTCTCACCGAACCGCCGGCCGCGGGGCGCGCCCTCCTGCCGGTGCTGCATGCGGAACAAGTCCGGCTGTGGTCCGATCACCCTGCGCCGGCCGTGCTCGGTGCGCTCGTTGAGCAGGAAACCTGTCCGAGCCTCACGCACCCGAAGTGCTGGTCGCCGCGTGCGGAACTCAAAACCGCGCGCGAACTCGGCTTCGGGCTCGGCCAGGTCACGGTGGCCTACCGCTCGGACGGCGCCGAGCGCTTCAACCGCTGGGCGGAACTGCGCCGTGCGCACGCCGAGGAACTCGCCGCCTGGACGTGGCCCTCGCGCTTTGATGCGCGCCTGCAGCTACGCGCGCTCGTGCTCGACAACCGCAGCTGCTACGCGTGGTCGGCTCGACTCGTGGGCGCAGGAGAAGACGCGCTCGCCTTCTGCGACGCCGCGTACAACGGCGGCCGGGCCGGCGTTCTCGCCGACATGCGCCTGTGCCGCGGTACCGCCGGCTGCAATCCGGCGCGCTGGTTCGGCCACGTCGAGAGCACGAGCACGAAGAGCCGCGCGCGCTGGAACGGTTATGGGGTGAGCGCCTTCGAGATCAACCGTACGCACGTGCGCAACGTGATGGTCGTGCGGCGCGTGCGTTACGTGAAAGCACTTGAGGCGCGCTCGTGATCACCGCACTCGTGCCGGCGCCGTGGTCGTGGGCCGCGCGCGCCCTAGCCTGGGGACTCGTGGCGATCGCACTCGTGGCCTTCGGCTGGGTTCGGGGCGCAGGCCATGTTCAAACCGCGTGGGACGCCGAGCAGATGCTGCAGAAGGATCGCGTGCTCGTGGTCCGCGCGCGCCAGGCGGAAGCCACCGCCCAGGTCGTGACGCGCTATGTCGACCGCATCCGCACCGTGCGCGTAGCCGGTGAATCCATCATTCGAGAGGTACCCCGCTATGTCCCGCTGGATGCTCCTGATCTGCCTGGCGGCTGGCGCGTGCTCCACGACGCCGCCGCCCGTGGTGAGCCTGCCGACGCCGCCCGAAACGTTGATGCGCCGGCCGTCAGCGCTCAAGACGCTGCCGCCACCGTCGCCGGCAACTATCTCGCCTGTCACGAGCAGGCCGAGCAGCTGATCGCACTGCAGGACTGGGTCACCGCTCAGCGCGAGGCCGCGCGATGAAGAAGCCCGAGAGCCTGCGCCGTGCGCTCGCGGCAGCCGTGCCGCATCTGAAGCGCAACCCCGAGGCGCTGCACGTCTTCCTCGACGAGGGCCGCGTGATTGCGACGGCCGCGCCCTCGCTTTCGTTCGAGTATCAGTACGTGCTCAATGTCATCGTGACCGACTACAGCGATCACGCCGACACGATCATGGTGCCGATCCTCGCGTGGCTGCGCCGCAATCAACCGGATCTGCTGCTCAACCCCGAGCGGGGCCGAGACGGTTTCAAGTTCGAAGCGGACATCCTGAACCACACGACACTCGACCTCTCGATCAGGCTCACGCTCACCGAGCGCGTCGGGGTTTCAGAAGCAGCCGGCGTGCTCACGGCAAAGCACTTCGACGAGCCGCCGCTCGACGCCTACGAGGACGTCGAGCGCTGGCAGCTCTACGTGAAGGGCGAGTTGGTGAGCGAGTGGAGTGAGCCGGCGTGAGCGAAGACCTCAAGCCGCTCGAAGCCTGGGCAAGCGGGCTGCTTGCGAACCTCACGCCCGCCGCGCGCCGGGCGCTCGCTCGCGAGATCGCCACCAGGCTGCGCACGAGTCAGCAGCAGCGCATCGCCGCGCAACTGAACCCGGACGGCACGCCCTACGCGCCGCGCAAGCCGCAGCTGCGAAAGAAGGAAGGCCGGATCCGGCGCGCAATGTTCGCGAAGCTGCGGACCAATCGGTTCATGAAGACCGAGGCAACAGCCGAAGGCGCGTTCGTGGGTTTCGTGAGCCAAGTCGAACGCATTGCTCAGGTGCACCAGTCCGGTTTGCGAGATCGTGTGCGACCGAGCGGAGTTGAGATCCAGTATCCCGCTCGTCACCTCTTGGGGGTCACTGACGCCGACCTTAGGGCCATAGAGGACATCGTGCTTGCTGGGCTAAGATAGTCCGCTAGGTCGACAACCTTCCGTCGCGTGATCACAAGGCGCCACTATGAAAGTACTTTGTTATCTTGCAATGATTCCCAATGTCATATGGTCTGCCTTGGTGGCGTCCGCCGTAACGCTCTTCGGCGTCATGCTGTCAAATCGAGGGAATGCGAAGCGACAGCGCGAGCAGTTAGCTCACGACGCGCACGAACGAGAAAAGGAACGGTTGAACTCCCTTCGCAAGGAAGTCTATTTGAGGGCGACTGAAGAGGGGGCAAAAGTGCATGCGCATTTCGCCAGACTTCCTCACATTGATCCTGCGAAAGAGGACGTCTCTGACGGACTTAAGGAGTTCTTTGCTGCTGCGGCGCGGGTTCAGTTGGTCGCCCAACTTCCGACAGCGCGGCTTTTCGCGCAGCTAACCCAGACTAGTGCCGAGATCTTGATGCGGTTACTCGTCAAGGCTCGTCCAATTCATGAACTCAACGAACAGGTCCGGCTAGCGGACCAGTTCTACACACATCACCACGAAGAAGTAACTCGCACGCTCGCAGCAATGACGCAGTTGAACGAATCGGGTAAGCCGGACCCCGACCGCTTCGCTGCTCTTCAACGTTCGTGCGAAAGTGCGAAGGCACTCGCTACTCAATGGGCTGTTGACAGAGAAAGGGCCAATGGCGAGCGCGCTTCAGCTCTCGTCGCGTATAACGCAGGCCTGTTTAGCGATCTCCGCACGCTCGGTGCCTTGCACATTCGGATCGCTGCTGCGATGCGTACGGATATCGGGCTCAAGACAGAACCGGACGACTACCTAGAAGATCTGGAAAAGGGCCTAGACGGAATTGGGGAAGCGATGGCGAAGTTCCAAGAGGACCTCGCCAAGGAAAACTAGCTCGCGAATCCCGGCCTCGATAGCGTGCATCTTTCACCTGTTGTAGCGCGGTCGGACACAACATCGCTCGAGTGATTCCCTCCCGCGCGCGCGGCATCCTTGCCGCATGTCTCTCGCGCCTGACCTCGCCCGCCGCCTCGAAAGCCTGATTCGCCTCGGCACCATCGCCGAGGTGGATCTCTCCGCCTCCCGCTGCCGTATTGCGAGCGGAGGCCTCACGACCGACTGGCTCCCGTGGCTCACGCTTCGCGCTGGCACCACGCGCACCTGGGATCCGCCCACGGTCGGCGAACAAGTCGTCGTGCTCTCGCCGAGCGGCGAACCCAGCGCGGGTGTCGTGCTCTTCGGCCTCTACTCCGACAGCATCCCCGCCCCGAGCGCGAGCGCCGATGAGGACCTGCGCCTCTATCCGGATGGCGCGCGCATCCGCTACAACCACGCGACCGGCGCGCTCGAAGCGACCGGAGTGAAGACGGCGCTCGTGCAGGCGTCCGAATCCTGCACGCTGGATACGCCACTGACCACGATCACGGGCGACCTGGTCGTTCAGGGCAAGGCAACGATCCACGGGCTGCTCACGTACCTCGCTGGCCTCGCCGGCTTCGGTGGCGGCGCAGGCAACACGATTCAGGGGCCGCTCACGCAATTCGGCGGCGCACTCAGTTCCGAAGGCGTCTCGCTGTCCGCACACACCCATAGCGGTGTGCAGGCGGGCTCCAGCCGCACGGGTGGCCCGGCATGAGTTACGCCGGCATGAACGCCTCCACAGGCCGTGCGATCACCGATCTCGACCACATGCGCCAATCGGTCGCCGACATCCTCCTCACGCCGATCGGCAGCCGCGTGATGCGGCGCGAATACGGTTCGCTGCTGCCGGAACTCATCGACCAGCCACTGAATGCCGCAACGCGGCTCAAGGCGATGGCCGCCGTCGTCATGGCACTGTTGCGCTGGGAGCCGCGTCTACGGCCCTCGAAGGTCGCCTTCGTCATGGGCGACGCTGCCGGCAGCCTCACCATCGAATTGACGGCGAGCCTCGCCATGGGGCCGCGCGCCGGCCAGGCCGTGAGCCTCACGGTTCCGCTACGGGGTCACGCATGAGCGGCACGATCGACCTCTCGCAACTGCCGGCGCCGGCCGTCATCGAGTCGCTGGATTTCGAGACGCTCTTCGCCGAGCGCAAGGCCGCGCTCATCGCGCTCTACCCCGCCGACGAACAAGCCGCAGTCGCCGCAACCCTCGCGCTCGAATCCGAGCCCATCGTCAAGATCCTGCAGGAGAACGCTTACCGCGAACTCGTCCTGCGCCAGCGCATCAACGAGTCCGCCGAGGCCGTGATGCTCGCACGCGCCGGCGGCGCCGACCTCGACCAGCTCGCGGCGAACTACAACGTCGCGCGCTTCACACTCCAATCGGCCGACTCCACGGCCGTCCCGCCGGTCGCCGCCGTCATGGAAAGCGACGCCGATCTGCGCGCCCGCGCACAGCAGGCCTTCGAAGGGCTGTCGGTTGCCGGGCCGCGTGCCGCCTACATCGCACACGCGCTCTCGGCCGATTCACGCGTGGCCGACGTCAGCGCCGAAAGCCCGGCGCCGTGTGAGGCGGTGGTGACCGTGCTCTCGCGCGAAGGCAACGGCACCGCCAATGCAACACTCCTCGCGATCGTCGCCGCGGCCCTCAACGACGACGACGTGCGCCCGGTCGGCGATCGCGTCACCGTGCAGGGTGCCGCGATCGTGAATTACGTGATCGACGCCGCGCTCTACGTCTATCCGGGACCGGAAGCGGAACCGATCCGCGCCGCGGCCCTTACTAAGCTCGCCGCCTACATCGGTACGCAGCGGCGCATCGGGCGCGACATCCGCCGCTCGGCGATCTACGCTGCGCTCCACGTCGAAGGCGTACAGCGCGTCGAGCTCGCCTCCCCCGCCGCCGACATCGTGCTCGACAGTTCCGAGGCGGCGTACTGCACGGGCTATGCCGTAACCGTGGCGGGTTCCGATGAGTAGCCTGCTGCCCACCGGCACCTCGACGCTCGAACGCGCCGCGGCCAAGGCCTGCGCCGCCGCGCAAGCGCTCGCTGTGCCGCTGCGCGATCTGTGGCACCCGGACCGCTGCCCGGTCGCACTCCTGCCGTATCTCGCCTGGGCATTCTCAGTTGACCGCTGGGATGAAGGCTGGAGCGAGACGATCAAGCGCGCCGTCATTCGCGCCGCGTGGTTCGTGCATCAGCACAAGGGCACGATCGGCGCGCTGCGGCGCGTCGTCGAGCCGCTTGGGTACCTCATCGAGGTCATCGAGTGGTGGGAAAGCGGTGAAGCGCGCGGCACGTTCCGGCTTCGCGTCGGCGTGCTCGAAACCGGTATCTCCGACGAGATGTACCTCGAACTCGAACGCCTCATCGACGACGCCAAGCCCCTCACCCGCCACCTGGTCGGACTTGCGATCAGCCTCGAATCGCACGGCGCCGTCTATGCCAGCGGCACCACGTATCTGGGCGACGAGCTGACCACCTATCCCTACACGCCGAGCGAGATCGTGGTCGAAGGCGCAGCACTTGCCGGCGGCGACACGCACATCATCGACACCCTGAGCATCTACCCATCATGAGCCAGACCTACTTCGCCATCCTCACTGCCGTGGGCGAGGCCAAGCTCGCCAATGCGACCGCCTTGGGCACCACGGTGCAGATCACGCAGATGGCTGTCGGCGACGGCAACGGTGCAACGCCCGTTCCCGCTCGCACGCAAACTGCACTCACGCACGAGGTGCGCCGCGCAGCGCTCAACCGCCTCTCAATCGATTCCGCGAACTCCAGCCAGATCATCGCAGAGCAGGTGATCCCAGAGAACGTCGGCGGCTGGTGGATCCGCGAACTCGGCCTCTACGACTCAGCGGGTGACCTGGTCGCGATCGCGAACTGCGCACCGACCTACAAGCCGCAACTCGCGGAAGGGTCGGGCCGCACGCAGGTGATCCGCTTGGTGCTGATTGTGAGCGCCACTGCATCGGTCGAACTCAAGATCGATCCGTCCGTCGTGCTCGCCACGCGCGGCTACGTCGATGCGCAGGACGCGGCGCACGTCGCGGCGGCCGATCCGCACCCGCAGTACGCGCCGAAGGAAAGCCCGACCTTCACCGGCACGCCGAAGGCGCCCACGCCGGCGGCGGGCGACACTTCGACGCGTCTTGCGACGACGGCCTATGTGATGGCCGCGATCGCAGCGCTCGTGAATGGGTCGCCGGGTGCGCTCGATACGCTCAAGGAACTCGCCGACGCACTCGGCGACGACGCGAACTTCGCCGCGACGATGACCAATCTGCTCGCGCTCAAGGCGCCGCTCGCTTCCCCCGTATTGACGGGCGCCCCGAAAGCGCCGACGCCGGCACAGTTCGACAACGATACGTCGATCGCCACCACGGCGTTTGTGAAGGCGGCCGGCCACCAGTTCAGCAGCTTTGTGAGCTACGCAGCCACGTCGAACATTCCTGCTGCGGCATGTGGAAAGATCGTTCAGCTCTCTCAGTCCGCAGCCGCCACCTACACGCTACCTGCTGCCGCTGACTGTCCAAATGGCGGCGTCATCTACCTGAAGCACACGGGCTCCTCGACTGCGACGGTTGCGCGTGCGGGCGCCGACGCCATCACGGCCGGATCGGGAACGGTCACGTCCATCACGCTCGGGGTTGGGGATGACTTGGTCCTCGTGAGCAACGGAAACAACGCCTGGTTCTCAGTGGGCGGGACAGCTGAGTTCGCTTTTGCCAGCGCGTTCGGCGCGACCTTCGGCACGAACGGCTATCAGAAACTGCCAAGCGGTCTGATCGTTCAGTGGGGAACGGTCAGCTACAGCGCCTTGGTGACGGCCTTCACCTTCCCGATCGCCTTTCCGTCCGCTCTTTTTTCTGTGGCCGCCTCGATGCAGGACCAGTCGGGCGGTACGACCTCGCTGTTCCCCTACGTCACCGCGGCGTCGAGAACACTCTCCGGTGCTTCGCTCACGGTCAACGGCTTTGCCTCCGGTAGCGGTTCGGTGAACTACATTGCGTTAGGAAAATGACCATGTTCTATTCGAAATCCACCGGCGGCTTCTACGACACCGCAATTCATGGTGACGCCATCCCGGCAGATGCTGTTGAGATCACCGCGGCGGCACACGCCACGCTTCTTGAGGCGCAAAGCGACGGCAAACGGATCGTGGCCGACGCAAGCGGCCACCCTGTGGCGGTCGAGCCGGCACCGCCCACGCTTGATGAGGCACGGGACGTCCAGTCCGAGCGCATCCGGGTGCGCTACGAGGCCGCGTGCGAAGCGCCCGTGATCGCGCTGGGCGCAACATGGAACGGCGGCTTCGACTCGGCAATCAAGCTCGACGCCGCGATGCGGCTTTCGCAGGCGGCAGGTGCTCACGAGGTCACATTCTTCGACCTCGCGAACGCGGGCCACGTGCTCGACTTCAACGACGCGCTCACTATCGTCGTGGCGGTCGCCGCCGACTTCCAGCTCAAGCTCGCGAGGAAGCAAAATCTCATGGCTGCGATCGCGGGTGCTGCGACGGTCGAAGACGTCCTCGCCGTGGTGTGGTGAGCATGCGCACGATCGAGACTCAGGGCCGCGCCGTAGCCAAGCCCCGCGGCTTCGCACTCCTCACCTGGGCGCTCTTCGGCAACGCCGACGACGGTGCAGCGCCCGCCGACTATCTACCCGGCAAACCGGAATGGCGTCGGCGGCTCGCCTGGTGGTGCCGCAACCCGCTCCACAACCTCACCTTCTACGTGATCGGCTGCGTCGATCGCGATTCACTCTCCCTCGGCCGCGAGCCCGACAAGGTGTTTCTCGACGGCGTGGGCTGGAACTGGGCGTGGACGTACGCGGGATGGTTGCCGCGGCCCTTCGTGTCGTACCGCGGAACGCGCTGGCGCGGCTACATCGGCTGGCGGCCGCCGGGCGGCGCGTTCGGTCTGAAGTGGCAGCGCAACCGAGATTGACGGAAAGGAAGACGGCGACCTGCAAGGGTGTTGGAGCACCCCTGCAGGCCACCGACCCACTGAATAGGCAGTGAGCCAGCCAAGGCAGCCGGCTCCGAGTTCAGAGCGAGAGCGCCATCATTCGTCGCAGGCTACCTGCAAGGCTTTTTGTCTGCGGTACATGGTGCGTAGATAACTCCCAACCCATCGAGTTTTTCACCCGCTCGGCCGATAAATCCGATGATCATATTGCCGGACGGAGCGGTGAACCCGACTTCACGACTTCCGGCATTGGCCGGCCCAATCCACGGCAGTGTCCGCTTGTTCGTATAGAAGCGGACCGCTTTCACATAGTCATCATGGCGAAACACAATGCCAACCAAATATTCGTCGTTATCGAGCGCAACGCCATTCGACTGCGTGCGGAGATCCCAGCTTTCTTGGCTCGGTCCGGGCGGGCAGTATCCATGGAGCGGGTGGAGGGTGGTACTGCCCTTGTAAGTCACCCAAAAACATCGAGCATCTTGGCTGCTATCGATCCACACGCCCACGCCACGCAGATCCATGCGCCGCCCTTGGGCCTGCCAGTCGTCGAAGTACCCGCCTCCATTGCCTCCCGCAGGTCCTTGATACCACTGCGCGTCGCAGGCCGAAGAGAAGGACCACAATGCTGCGAGCCATAGCAACGCCCGTAGCGAGTGAGTTCTTGTCATTGGAGACCCCTCTTCATCGTCGAGTTGGGCGCCCAAAATGCTCCTATCTATCTAGGCGCGCGGTGATTTTTTTCTCACTGCCGTGAGCCGAAATTGAGGGCCAACTGGAAGCCGAAGCCCAGGCCTAAGTCGTCGCACAGGAATCATTGACGGGCGACGCGCAGTTCCCGCCTCCCACTGTTGTGCGACTCGCCGGCACAACAGCCGCCAAGTCCGAAAGTCGCGCGCGCGCGGCATGCTCGTCTCCGCACGCTCACCTCCGGAGACAGGCTCATGCCCACCGATTACCACCACGGCGTCCGTGTCGTCGAAATCAACGACGGCACGCGCCCGATCCGCACCGTCGCCACGGCCATCATCGGCCTCGTGGCGACGGCATCCGATGCGGATGCCGCGACGTTCCCCCTCAACACGCCGGTGCTCGTCACCGACATCCTCTCGGCGATCGGCAAGGCCGGCACGCTCGGCACGCTCGCCAAGGTTCTCGACGCGATCTCCGACCAGACCAACCCGATGATGGTCGTGGTCCGTGTCGCCGAAGGCGAGACCGAAGCCGAGACCACGAGCGCCGTGATCGGCACCGTCACGCCCGCCGGCAAATACACGGGCATGAAGGCGCTGCTTGCCGCGCAGACGCAGCTTTCCGTCAAACCGCGCATCCTCGGCGCGCCGGGCCTCGACAACGAAGCCGTGGCCACGGAACTTGCAGCCCTCGCGCAGCAGCTGCGGGGCTTCGCCTATGTGAGCGCCTGGGAATGCACGACGAAGGAAGAGGCGGTCACCTATCGCGACAACTTCGGCCAGCGCGAAGTCATGGTGATCTGGCCCGACTTCATCGCGTGGGACACGACCGAGAACGCGGCGGTCAATGCGTTCGCCACCGCCCGCGCACTGGGCCTGCGCGCCAAGCTCGACGAAGAGGTCGGCTGGCACAAGACACTCTCCAACATCGCCGTCAATGGCGTCACGGGCCTCTCTCAGGACGTGTTCTGGGATCTGCAAAACCCGAACACCGACGCCGGGTACCTCAACGCGAGCGAGGTCACGACACTCGTCAATAGCTCGGGCTACCGCTTCTGGGGCTCGCGCACCTGCAGCGACGATCCGCTCTTCGCGTTCGAGAACTACACGCGCACCGCGCAGGTGATCGCCGACACGATGGCGGATGCGCACATGTGGGCGGTCGACAAGCCGCTCCACCCGAGCCTCGTGAAGGACATCGTCGAGGGCATCAACGCGAAGTTCCGCGAGTGGAAGGCGCTCGGCTACATCATCGACGGCTCGGCCTGGTACGACGCCACGGTGAACACCGCCACCACGCTCAAGGACGGCAAGCTCTACATCGACTACGACTACACGCCGGTGCCGCCGCTGGAGAACCTGATGTTCCGCCAGCGCATCACCGACCGCTACCTCGTCGACTTCGCCACCCGCATCAACGGCTGACCCCACACAGCGGGCCGGCACGTTGCGGTCGGCCCGCCATGAAAGAAGGAATCGAACATGGCAATGCCTCGCACCCTGAAGAACTTCAACGTCTTCGTCGACGGCGTGAGCTTCATGGGCGTGGCCACCGAGGTGGCCCTGCCCAAGCTCGCGCGCAAGATGGAGGCCTACCGCGGCGGCGGGATGAACGGCGAAGTCGACGTCGACCTCGGCGTCGAGAAGCTCGAAGTCGAGCACACCTACGGCGGCCTCGTGCGCGAGATCTTCCAGGGCTTCGGCCTCACGAAGATCGACGGCATGCTGCTGCGCTTCGCAGGCGCCTACCAGCGCGACGACACCGGTGACGTCGACGCGGTCGAGATCACCGTGCGCGGTCGGCATCAGGAGATCGACGCCGGGAGTGCCAAGGCCGGCGACAAGAACGAACTGAAGGTGAAGTCCTCGCTCACCTACTACAAGCTCGCCGTCAACGGGCAGGTCGACGTCGAGATCGATCTGGTGAACATGATCGAGTTCGTCAATGGCGAAGACCGCCTCGCGGCCCAGCGCAAGGCGATCGGCCTCTAAGCCACATCCACACCGAGAGAAGGCCCGCGAAGACGGCTCACGCGGACGGAAGCGCTGTGGGTGCTGCCGGCATGAGGCGCCCCTGCGATGAAAGGAACCATCTTGAAATCCACCGATACCGTCGCCGAAGCAAAGCCCGGCGAAATCACCCTCGACACGCCTTTTGTGCGCGGTGATCAGACGATCACCACCGTCACGATCCGCAAGCCCGCTGCGGGCGAGCTGCGCGGCGTGAAGCTCGTCGATCTGCTGCAGATGGACGTCGCCGCCCTCACCGTCGTGCTGCCGCGCGTGACCACACCCGCGCTCACCGCGCAGGACGTCGCGCGTCTGGATCCCGCGGACCTCGTGCAGCTGGGGAGCGCCGTGTCCGATTTTTTGCTGCCGAAGGCAGCTCGGGCCGACCTCTCTCCGACTGCGTAGAAGACGCCATGGCCGACATTGCGGTGGTCTTTCACTGGCCACCGCAGGCCATGGAACCGATGAGCCTCGCCGAACTCGCCGACTGGCGCGAGCGCGCGCGCCAACGTTGCACTGCTGACGACGAATGAGCCTCTCCAAGAATCTGCGCCTCGAGGTGATCCTCCAGGGCATCGATCGCCTAACGAAACCGCTCAAGGGCGTGCTCGGTGCGAGCCGCAGCACCGCGCAGGAAGTGAAGACGCTGCGCGATCGCCTCAAGGATCTCGACCGCAGCCAGAAGATGCTCGGCGAGTTCAAGAGCGTCGGCCGCGGGCTCGCGGTCACGAAGCACCAGCTATCGGCCGCGCAGGAGCGCGTCGCTGCGATCAAGCAGCAGATGGCTGCCCCGCCTCCCGCCCAGACCGAATCGTGGAAGCAATTCACTGCTGCGCGCATGGGCGAATACATGCGCTCGGAAGGCTCGCATGCAGCCGCCATGAAGCGCCTGGGCGCCGAATGGAAGGCGCTCAAGGGACAGGGTGCCGGCGTCGCCGTGCCGCCAAAGCAGCTGGCCGCAGCGCTCAAAGCGGCCGAGAAGGAAGCCGCAGCGCTCGGCATGCGCCACGGAAAGCTCTACGCGCAAGAGGTGCGGCTGCGCGAATCGCTGACCGCGGCAGGGCTTGGCACCACGGGTCTCACGGCCCAGCAGCGCGCGCTCAAGACGCAGTCTGACGAAGTGAGCCGCTCGCTCGCCCTTCAGGTGCAGCGCCTCCAGCAGCTCAATCGGAAGCAGCAGCAGATGCACGCGGCCCGCGCGCGATACGAGAAGGGCATGCAGCTTCGCAACCAGATGGCCGGGACCGGCGCCGGCATGCTCGCAGCGGGCGTTGCCGCGGGCGGCGCGATCGCAGCGCCCGTCAAGGCCTACGCGGACGCCGAGGACGCCGGCACGCAGCTCAAGGTCGCGATGATGACGCGCGGCGCCCAGGTCGCGCCCGAGTTCGATCGCATCAATGCGCTGGCGCTGCAGCTTGGCAACCGGCTGCCGGGCACGACGGCCGACTTCCAGAACATGATGACGATGCTCATCCGCCAGGGCATGAGCGCGCAGGCGATTCTCGGCGGCCTGGGTGAAGCCACAGCCTATCTCGGCGTGCAGTTGAAGCTCCCCGTCACCGAGGCCGCGGAATTCGCGTCCAAATTGCAGGACGCCACGCGTACGAGCGAGCGCGACATGATGAGTCTCATGGACGTGATCCAGAAGACCTTCTATCTCGGCGTCGATCACAACAACATGCTGCAGGCCTTCGCCAAGCTCTCACCGGCGATGGACACGATCAAGCAGAAGGGGCTCGAAGGCGCGCGCGCGCTCGCGCCACTCATCGTGTTGGCCGACCAAGCCGGCATGGAGGGTGAAGCGGCAGGCAACGCCTACCGCAAAGTCTTCCAGATGGCGCTCGACCCGAAGAAGATCGGCAAGGCGAACGCGGCGCTCAAGGAACTCGGCGTCTCACTCGACTTCTCGAACGGCAAGGGCGAGTTCGGCGGCTTCGACAAGCTCTTCAGCCAGCTGCAGAAGCTGCGCGGGTTGAGCACGCAAAAGCGGCTCAGCGTCATCAAGCAGATCTTCGGCGACGACGCGGAGACGCTCCAGGTGGTGTCGCTGCTCATCGAAAAGGGCAAGGCCGGCTACGACGAAGTCCAGGCCAAGATGGCCGCGCAAGCGTCGCTGCAGGAGCGCGTGAATCAGCAGCTCAGCACGCTCAAGAACCTGTGGGATGCGGCATCGGGCACCTTCACCAATGCGCTCGTCGCGTTCGGCGAGGCGATCTCGCCGGAACTGAAGCAGGTCACCCAGTGGATCAATGACGTCTCCGAGGCGCTCGGCAACTGGGCGAAGGCGCATCCGCAGCTCGCGGGCTGGCTCATGAAGACTGCCGCCATCATCGCCGTCGTGCTCACCGCACTCGGCGGGCTCACGCTCGCGCTCGCTGCAGTGCTCGGCCCGATGATGGTCGTGCGCTACGGCGTCCAGATGCTCGGCATCGAGGCCGCCGGCGCCGCCACGAAGCTGCTCCAGTTCAAGTCGATGGGGAGTGTGTTCGGCGCCCTGTCCAGCCCGATCAGTTCGCTCGCACGAACGGTCGTGCCCCTGCTCTCGGGCGCCCTTTCGGCGGTCGGGGCGGCGATCATGGCCACCCCCATCGGCTGGATTCTTGCCGGCGTGGCGGCGATCGCCGCAGCGGGGCTGCTGCTCCACAAGTACTGGGCGCCGATCAAGGCCTTTTTCGCGGGCCTTTGGGACGGACTGGCGGAAACCGCCGGCCCGGTGCTGCGTGCGTGGTGGGATGCCAGCGTCAAATTCGGCAGTGCGCTGCTAGACCTGCTGCGCCTCGTGCCCGGCGTGGGCCTTGTTTTCACCGCGGTGGGCGCGATCGTGGGACCCGTGCTCGGTTTTCTGATCGACGGCGCCAAGCGCCTGTGGCAGTGGCTCACCAATCTCCTGACGCCCGTGCAGGACGTTGGCGGTGAGGCGCGCAACATGGGGCAGGCCTTCGGCCGCGTGCTCGGCGACCTGGTCGGCTGGCTCGTGGCACTCCCCACGCGATTTCTCACGGCCGGCGCGCAGGCGATGCAGGGCCTTGCGAATGGCATCACAAGTGCCATGGGCGCCGTGAAGGCCGCGATCACGGGTGCTGCCGACAGCGTCGTAGGCTGGTTCAAGGAGAAGCTCGGCATCCATTCGCCCTCGCGCGTGTTCGCGACGCTGGGCGGCTTTACGATGCAGGGGCTCGACCAGGGCCTCACGGCCGCGCAGAAGGCGCCGCTTGCAACCGTGCAGGACTTCACCCGGCGCTTCACGGCGGTGGGCGCCGGCATCGCGCTCGCCGCGCCCGCCGTCGCTGGCGTCGGGCTCGATGGACGGCAACCGATCGTGCCGCCCGCACCGCTCGTTCGCCCGCAGACCCAGGTGGCACAAAGCGCCACGGCGCCGCTTTCCCCGACGCTGGATGGCGCGCTGCTCGACTTCACGAAGCGGCTATCGGCCCTCGGTGCCGGCGTCCCGGTCGCCGCCCCTGCTGCGGCGCGGACGGGCGTCGATGCGCGGCTGACGATCAACCCCACCGTGCCGCTCGACAACCGCCCACCGGTCAGTGCCGCGCGGCCGGCGCAGGCTTCGGCCGCAGCCGGCAACACTTACGTGTTCCAGATCTACGCGGCCCCCGGCATGGACGAGCAGAAGCTCGCGCGCCTGGTGCAGCAGAAGATCGAAGAGGCCGAGCGTGGCAAGGCTGCACGCACGCGCGGGCGCCTGGCCGACAAGGATTGATGCCATGTCCATGATGGCCCTCGGCACCTTCGTGTTCAGCCTCTATTCGCTTCCCTTTCAGGAGCTGCAGCACCAGCTCGGCTGGCGCCACCCGAGCACGAGCCGTGTCGGCGCGCGGCCCGCCCGGCAGTTCCTTGGGCCCGACGACGAGACGATCACGCTCTCGGGCGTGCTGCTGCCGGAACTCACCGGCGGCCAGCCCTCGCTGGATCAGGTGCGCGGCATGGGCGACCAGGGCAAGGCGTGGCCGCTGCTCGACGGCAGCGGGCAGATCCACGGCCTCTACGTGATCGAGTCGCTCGAGCAAACGAAGACGCTCTTCTTCGACGACGGCACGCCGCGGCGTATCGAGTTCCGGCTCACGTTGAAGCGCATAGACGACGACGCCGTCGACCAGCTCGGCTCGCTCGCGAGCAACCTCGAGGAACTGTGATGGCGGCCGACACGCGCGCCGCGATCGAGCCCACGCCGATCTACCGCATCACGCTCGAAGGGCGCGACCTCACGCCGAAGATCGAGGCGCGGCTTGTATCGCTCACGCTCACCGACAACCGCGGCTTCGAAGCCGACGAACTCGACCTCACGCTCGACGACAGCGATGGCCTCCTCGACATCCCCTCGCGTGGCGCGACGCTCACGCTCGCGATCGGTTGGGCACACTCGGGGCTTATCGACAAGGGCACCTTCACGGTCGACGAGATCGAGCACACCGGTGCACCCGACAAGCTCCAGATCCGCGCACGCAGCGCCGACATGCGCCAAGGACTCACCGAGCGGCGCGAACGGAGCTTCCACCGCAAGACGCTCGGCGACATCATCCGCGCGATCGCAGGGCAGAACGAGCTGAAGCCCGTCATCGCGGAGAAGCTCGCCGGCAAGGCGGTCGACCACATCGACCAGACGAGCGAATCGGACGCGAACTTCCTCACGCGGCTCGCCCAGCAGTTCGATGCGATCGCCGCAGTGAAGGCCGGCCGGCTGCTGTTTCTCCCGACCGGAGAGGGCGTCAGCGCCACCGGCAAGGCGCTCGAAGGTGTGACCATCACGCGCGCGGTCGGTGACAGCCATCGCTTCGCCGTTGCCGACCGCGAGATCTACACGCAGGTGCAGGCCTACTACCAGGACGTCGGCAAGGCGAAAAAGGGTGAGGTGCTCGTTGGCAAGGACGGGGTGAAGAAAGCGTCAGGCAAGACCAAGACCGTCGGGGCCAGCGCCGAGAACACGCTCGTGCTGCGCCACACCTACGCGAGCAAGGCGAACGCCGAGCGCGGTGCGAAGGCTGCGTGGAATCGCATCCATCGCGGCAGGGCCGAGTTCTCGATCACGCTCGCGCTCGGCCGTCCAGACCTGTTCCCCGAGATGCCGGTACGTGTAAGCGGATTCAAGCCCGTGATCGACGGTACTGGATGGACGCTCGCGCGTGTCGTGCACACAATCGCCGAGGGCGGCTTCACCAGCCAGCTCGAGTTGGAAATGAAGATCGAGGATCTCGCTGACTGACTCGAGTGGTCGCCTGGAACAACCGAAACAAGTGCTGCGCTTAGCGAAGGTTCGCCTCTACGCTCAGACGGCTCTGTCAGCACTGCAGTTCGCGATAGCGCTTTCGAAGCAGGAAGAGTTGCTCGTCCGTTTTCGTCTTAGGTCCGGCAGGACCGTGCGCAGCCTCGGCCTTCTCCAGCGCGGCATCCAGACGTGCGCACTCGACTTTCGCTTCCGGTGTAAGTGGCTGTCGGCGCACGGCCACAGAAAACTGCTGAGGGGTGATGCCCGTGATCGGTTTGATCGCTTCGGCCATCCCCTCCCGGAATTGCTCACGCTGAACGTCCGCACCTACACGCGATTTACCGGAAAGCTTGTCGGCCCCACGTGTTGGCGCCACGTCAACGATGGTGGCGCCAAGGCATGGCGAGTCGGAGTACACGGTCTGTCCACCGCTGGCACACTTGTACACGCGCGCGGTCGGGGGTGGCAGAGACTGCCCAAGGGCATGTTGCCCCCAGCACAGGACGCATAGAACTGCCAAGCCCGCTAGCTTGATGTCTCGCTGATCGCAGCTCACCTTAGTCCCGCCTGTTCTAAATACACGACACGCTCAGATGCGAAAACGACAGAACACGCGATCGTCTGCTCGAAATGTCATGACTGCTTCGGCCATTCGATGCCGACGATTGGCCGAAGTGGTTCAGCGGTCATCCTTCTGCACGCTGGAATTACGTCGTGCAAGCATGGCCTTGCGCTTTGCTTCAACGGTAATAGTTTCTTGGGCGGCTTGTGACTGCGCCAACGTCATAAGCAGGGTCCAAAACTGAAGAACCGTGAGCACACCAAGAAGCCCGAAAGCCGCCGCGCGTAGCCAAACAAAGTAGGGGGCGATCGCGCTGATTTGCTTCAAGATCTGCGCTACCAGGCCGGCCACCATGACCAGCCCAAGTATCGCCGTCGACAGGCGAATGTTGGACACCATCAGCGCCATCGCGAATTCGTCCTCACCTCCAGTCGAACTGTTCCGACTGAACACGCGTTGCAACGCGTTGGGATAAAGGATCGTGAGCCAGGCGCCAATCACCGCAAAGATGATGGAAGCCGTAGTCCGCAAAGCCTCATAGAGCGGCCACTGCCGCTCAAAAGGCACTTCCTTTCCGAAATAGGTACAGATCACTCCGCCTATGAGTGCAACGACCCACATCACGACAAGACGGGTGCTAGTACTCTTCATAAGGTCTAGGGCTGTTCAATATTGACCTTGGCAAGTTGCAGCAGGTCGGCACCTCGAGCCTGCAGTTGCGCCAGCAGTTGCTCAGCGTCGAACACTCGATTGTCGTCATGCGCAACGTCCAATTCAAGGTCGTCTTTAGCCCAAGCATGGTCCAACCACCGAGGCTGGCTCTCAGCCGTAAGGACGAATCCGATTTCCCCGTCGAAATCGTCATGCGCGCCGGCGACGATGGCTTCGAACTCATCTTCAGTCGGCGTGAACTCGAGTTGGTAGCCGAACCTGAGCTCTTGAAAGGCGGTGTCCGCCTCTATCAATCCGATGTTCTGAAGCAGTTTTCCCACGAGATCACGATCCTTCTCGATCAAGACATGGAGTCTGTCTCGCCGCACAACCTGTCTGATCGCCTCTCGTCTTTCGCGCAGGTATTCAATTTCGCCGGGCAACCTGCGGGGACGCGACACGAAGGATGGTAAAAGAGGCAGTGGCTCACCCTCTGCGCCATCCCTGTATCCGGCAACGTCGTTATCCACGTCCGGGTCGATGTCGTCGCCGTCCTTGAGCACGACAAAACTCGAGCTGTTCGTCAGAAAACCTCTTAAGAAGCGGACCATACCAGCGTGGCCGTTCCGACGTTGCCCCTCAGGTCGAACTGCAAACACGAGGTCCAATTCGGGGACGAATAGGAAGTAGCTCGGATAACCAACAATGTAGCCATCTTCGACCGTGTTCAGCGAGACGTCCACCTCCCCAACTTGGGCTGATGCCCTGGCAGCCTGAAGTTGTTCGCCTTCATCGTGTGTGCCGTTCCAGGTCGTCAAAAGCCAAACCCTCCGTTTCTCGTTCGCTAGGATTCCGAAACAATAGATAGTTGCGTCATCCTCTCCTTCCACTGGAGACATCATGGTGTCTCTCATTTCCTTCCCAGCGACCCACTGCGACAGGTCTTCCAAAATCGCCGAGAGCCCGCCGAACTCGGGCTGCGGCGAGCCCCTATGGAAATACCCGCAACGAACGACGTCGAACGCAACTATCTTGAACTTTGTCGGCATATCACCCAGGCTCTTTATCGGACTGAACCACTGTTGTGTAAAAGGATGTGGTGGCTGCGCAGCGTAAGCGCCAAGAGCAAGGGACGGCAGCAAACCTCATCCGTTATTCGTTGCTGAGCTACGCGAGTAACTTCTTCTTCTGCTGTGCGAATTCGTCCTGGGTGATGACGCCCTTTTCGAGCAATGCCGCCAACCTCTCAAGCTTGGCAATGACGTCATCGCCCTGCTCCGCGGCGGATGGGGGCCGGCGAGAGGCCGCCTTCCTAGCTTCGATCGCGTCCCGGACCCTGTTCGTGAAGGCCACGACAGGTCTTCTTCATGACGTTACCGATCACCCTTGACGAAGCGCCGTCTTCGACAATGATCTTCCCAAACATCAGGCCGGTTTGCCCAGAAATGGAATTGACCTTGTCCAGGTCGATTGCCGTCTGCTTGAGGCCGTAGATCAGCCCCTTGTCCAGGAAGATGATCCGCCGATCGGTAAGGGCGATCAGCCACGTGTTCCCGTCCATGAGCCCAGACGTGAACGCCAGTACCTGCTCGCCGTCCGAAAGCACCGAAGGCAGGTGATTCAGTTCCTTCTTTGTGAAGAACTGGTCATCACCGATTTCTTGGGCGATACGCCGGTACTCACGCTTCAGATCCTCGGGCGCTGCGTTCTTGAAATCGAATGTCATTTTCGCTCCGTCTGCTTTGAAGGGCTGGTACGGCATGAGCACCATTAGTCCGTCAGTACTTCTTCGGGCGCCTTCGGCGGTGCGGGCCTGCGTCGCACAGGCTTCATTGCTTTCCACACTGCATCTGCGCCGTGCTCTCCTGCCTGGCAGACGGAGCGGATACCCGCCATCACGACGATGCTGCCGATGGAGTGCACCTTGCCGTCGTAGAGGCAGGCATCGGCTTGGCCAGAGGGCGACGGCTCAACCGGAGCAGCCGGGGTTGCGAGCGCGGAAACCTTGGCGCGCACCCTATCCAGAGTGTCCGTTGGAAGGTATCGCCACCCGACGCCCGCGATCACGAGAAGCAGCACGTAGCGTCCCCAACGTCGGCCGCCCGGCCGAGCGGGAATCGGTACCGGCTTCTGCGCACAGGATTGCGGCGCCGGCGCGGGCGCGGGTTGCGGCGGGCGCGACAGCTTCTCGATTCGCTCATCCAGCTCGTTGATCACGCGCCAATACCGCGCAGCGGGCAGATGCTCGATCTTGCCGATTTCGTGGCGAGGGAAGATCCATTCGCCGTAGATCTCGACCGGCCTTCCGCCCGTAAGGGCTGCGATGCGCTTGGCTCGGCGCCAGATTGCTTTCTTCTGCCGCCACGAAATGGTCTCGACCGTTTCGCCCTGCCCGAAGTTGACGTTCAGGACGTTGCCTTGCGCGATAGCCCTGGCGCCTTCTCGAACATCTCCGCCAACCACCTGCCCGGCGTCACCCTTGACTTCGATCCCGCCGGTCACTTCTTACCTTTCCCGGGTTTCTTGACGACGAAGGCGCCGATCGGCTCGTCGAACTTCGCATCACCCTGAACGACTTGGCCGACGTCGCCGCCGACACTGATCGAGCGGGTGGCACGTCCCTGTGCATCGCCAGAAACGAGGACCGCAAGTGCTGCCGCGCGCAGCGAAGGCGCCGCGGCATGATAGGCAGCAAGCAGGTGTTGCTGGTCAGCGGTGAGCGCGGCGTCTGAACGCAGGCCCGTGACGATATACAAGATATCGGCGCCGCGAGCGCCAAAGGCGGCCAGATAGGGAAGATCCGGGCTGCGCTCCGACTTCTCGTACAGCCATTGGGTTTTCGCAGAGACGCCCAGCCCATCCTGCTTGATCGCCAGGCGCTCTCGCTCTTCTTTAAGCCTCGCTCCAAATCCTACCGTTTGGTAATTTTGTGTTGACATATTTTCCATTCGGTAATATCTTCGGCGTCGTTGTGTAACGGTTTGAAACGCACTCTATCACCGCCATGAAATCGCCTGAACACCGTGTCCAGCGGGCTCCGAAGGGGGTCGAGAGCCGCAAACCCGTCGCCATGCGCTTGAAGCCAGAGGAAAAGTCCGAGCTTGAAACGATGGCGGCATTTCAGGAGCGCTCGGTCGGGTCGCTCGCCCGCTTGATTTATCTCAAGGGCCTAGATGCCTTGAAGCGCGAATTGCCGGAGAGCGTAACGACGCCCGTCGCGGCACGCACCATGCGATTTGGGGGACAGTGACATGGATCTCCTCGACGCCTTCCACGCGACGGTGCACGACTACCCAGGCGGCTGCGAATCGCTAGCTCCGCGTATGGGCATGTCGGCAGCAGTGCTGCGCAACAAGGCAAACCGGAATGTCGCAACTAACCATCCGTTGCTGCTCGACGCAGATCGCGCCATGGCACTGACTGGCGACTTTCGCGTATTGCATACCCTGGCGCACGACCACAGCCATGTGTGCTACCGAGTCGACGTTGCTGTGCCGGCAAGCGACCTAGCGGTGCTTGAGCTTGTGACGCAGGTGTGGGCTGCCAACGGAAATGTCGGCGCCGCCGTTGATGCCACGCTCGCCGATGGTCGCGTAGAGCCTCACGAGATTGCGGCGGTAAGAACTGCTATCTACCGAACCCAGCAAGCGATGCTGGCGATGCTCGCCCGCCTCGAGGACATGGCCGAACCGGCGCGAGGCGAGAAATGAGCGAAGAAGGCCTCGCTCACAACATCCTGTCGCTCGAGCGGCACAAGCAGCTCCTGCGCGGCATGGTTGTGACCTGCCCGCATTGCAAGTCGCCGACCTTCATCCGCTCCAGCCGCCTCGTGACCGAGATCTATCGGGAAGCCTGGTGCGGCTGCGCACTGTGCGGCTTCAAAGGCATGGTGCATCTGGGTTGGGACAAGCAGGTATTCCCGAGCCTCATGCCCAACCCGAATGTGCGGCTGCCGCTCATGAGCTACGACGACGCTGTCGAGCGCTTCGCCGCCGACGAGCTGTTCCGCCGCGACCAGATGGACCTTTTCGTCGCGAGCGGCTGACGCCCGCCTCCTAGCACTACCTCCAATTCGCAGCCCACCTGTCATGCCGGCTTTCCGGCGTGAGGGGACTTTTTTTGCCCAGAAATCGCCATGCCTGATAACACGACCTTCGAACTGACCGTCCAGATCACCGAGACACAAGCCTGGGATCTAGCGCAATTTCTCAAGCGCGCCGGCTTCTCGGACTTCATGTCCTGCGCGGTCGACAAGGACGAGGCCTACCGCATGATCGACGCGGCCAATGCCGTTCGGCGCGCGCTGCGCGACGCCGGGTTCAACCCGCGCTGACCGGAGCCCGAAGAACATGGATCCGCGTCTGCACGCCGACGTCACCGCACGCCTCGATCGCGACTTCGCATTCAAGCGCGGCCAGAACGGGCACCTGCAGCAGGGGCTCTGCCCCGTCTGCGGCAAGAAGAGCGTCTGGACTTACGCCGACACGCCATGGGTGCTGCGTTGCCAGCGCGAGAACAAGTGCGGGGCCGACTTTCACATCAAGGAGCTCTACCCGGAGCTCTTCGAGAAGTGGAGCGAGCGGCATCCGGTCAGCGAGGCGACCCCGCACGCGGCGGCCGAGGCCTATCTGCGCGACGGCCGCGGCTTCGACGTCGAGCGGATCAGGGGCTGGTTCACGCAGGAGAACTACTACGACGGCCAACTGAAGATCGGCTCGGCCACCGTGCGCTTCCCGCTCGCCAATGGCTTCTGGGAGCGGCTCATCGATCAGCCGCAGCGCTTTGGCGACAAGAAGGCGCGCTTCAAGCCGGGCACGAGCTACGCGCACACCTGGTGGATTCCGCCCGGGCTCGATCTCACGGCGGCCAGGGAAGTGTGGATCGTCGAGGGGATCTTTGACGCGATCGCCCTGCTCCACCACGACATTGCGGCCGTCTCGGCGATGAGCTGCAACAACGACTGCGCGGAGTCGCTCAAGGCGCTGGCCGATGCGTGCGCCGACACCGGCCGCGAGCGCCCGAAACTCGTCTGGGCGCTCGATGGCGACAAAGCGGGCCGCTCCTACACACGGAAGTGGGTGAGGGCCTCACGCGACGCCGGATGGGATGTGTCGGCTGCGCAGATCGAGCAGACGGGACGCGCGAAGCTCGACTGGAACGACGCGCATCAGCGCGACCGCCTGAAGCCGGACAACCTGAAGGAGTACCGCAACCAGGGCGCGCTGCTGATTGCGGCGAGCGCGGGCGCGAAAGCGGTCCTCATGTACCAGCAAGGCGCTGGCAGCGTCTTCCCCCTTGAGTTCGACAACCGCCTCTACCAGTTCAAGCTCGACCTGGAGAAGTACCACAAGGCGTCCGAGGCGATCGAGGACGCGGATCCGGATCTTTCGAAGGATCAGGTGCGCGAGCGCGCGCTGCTCGAAGCGCATGCGGTGATCGAGATCTCGTCCTGCTTCCCGCAGGCCCGCTACTCGCAGCGGCACGAGGTCACCGAGGAGACCGACTACTTCTTCCTCGTCCATTTCCCCGATGGCCGCCCACCGATCAAATGCACCTTCGGCGGCGCGCAGATCGCGAGCGCCACCGAGTTCAAGAAGCGGCTGCTGAGCACGGCGGCGTTCGCCTCCTTTACTGGCACCACCGGAATGCTCGACACGATGGTGCGCAAGTGGTGGCAGAAGCTGCCTACGGTGGAGGCGGTCGACTTCATCGGCTACAGCCCTGGCCCGAAGGACAACCCGCACCGCTGCTACGTCTTCGGCGACGTCGCCGTGCAGAGCGGACGCGTCCATAGCTTGAACAGCGAGGATTACTTCGAGCTGGGCAAGCTCTACATCAAGAGCCTGAACAAGTCGGTCGGCCTGCACATCAACGCCGACGACAGCGGCTTCTCGACGGCGTGGCTCGGCCATCTCTTCGATGCGTTCGGCGCCAAGGGCGTCGTCGCGCTCGCCTTCTGGTTCGGCAGCCTCTTCGCCCACCAGATCCGCGAGACCCTGCAGGAAAAAAGCTTCCCCTTCATCGAGATCGTCGGCGAGCCGGGCGCGGGCAAGACGACGCTGATCGAGTTCCTGTGGAAACTCTGTGGCCGCATCGACTACGAAGGCTTCGACCCGAGCAAGTCGACGCTCGCGGCGCGGGCGCGCAACTTCGCGCAGGTCAGCAATCTTCCCGTGGTGCTGATCGAGGGCGACCGGCAGGAAGACGCAAAGAAGGGCGGCTTCGACTGGGATGAACTGAAGACCGCCTACAACGGCCGCAGTACCCGTGCGCGCGGCATGAAGGACAGCGGGAACGCGACCTATGAGCCGCCGTTTCGCGGCACGGTGGTCATCAGCCAGAACGCGCCCGTATCGGCCAGCGAGGCGGTGCTCTCGCGGATCGTGCACGTGTTCTTCGACCGCGCGGGGCACAACCCGGAGACGCGCAGCGCGGCCGTGGCGCTTGAGCGCACGCCCGTCGAGTCCGTGAGCGGCTTCATCCTGCGTGCAGCGAAAGCCGAGGCGAAGGTGCTCGAACGCTTCGCCGAGCTGGTGCCGTTGATGGTCGCCACGCTGGATGGCAAGGACGGCATCCGCAGCGCGCGCGTGAAGAAGAACCACGGGCAGGTGATGGCGCTCGTCGAATGCCTGCGCGAGGTCGTACCGATCTCCGAACGCATGGTCGACGCCGCCCATGACGAACTGATCGCCATGGCGCGCGCACGCGAAGAGGCGCTGGCATCCGACCACCCGCACGTCGCCGAGTTCTGGGAGATCTACGACTACATCGAAGGCGATCGCGACGACGACGAGATGGGGCTCCTGAACCACTCGCGCGGCGAGGGCCTCATCGCGATCAGCCTGCCGCACTTCGAGCAGGTCTGCGCCGACCGCAAGCTCAAGCACGCCCCGCTGCCCGATCTCAAGCGCGTGCTGAAAACGAGCCGGCGTCACAAGTTCGTCGAGATCCGCCCGGTGAACTCGGCGATCAACGCGCGACACAACATGCGCAAGGCACCTGACGCGACGGCCCGGCCGAGCACGGTCAAGTGCTGGGTGTTCGAGGTGGCATGACATGGAGCGCGCGCCGGCCACCGAACTCGAATTGCGAACCGCCTACGGTAGCACCCGACTGCATGCGCAGGGCATTTCGTTCGACCGCGCGATCGCGTCGCCCGAGCTGCGCGCCCTGCTCTCCCTTCTCGTTTCGCGGGACCGCCGCCACGCACAGCGGCCGAGCCCACGCCCCGCTTTCGTTTCGCGCATCGAGCGCACCGCCGGCTCGGAACAGCCGGACCTTTTCTCTGACATGGAGCCCACGCCATGAAGCCTGAATTTGCCCACCTGCTGCGCGCCGCCGATGTGGTGGTCGCCCTGGTGCAAAGCGGCGAGATCTTCGCCGAAACCGAGCGCGCCACCGCCCGCACCTGTGCCGCCTTCGACGAGCTCGAACTCGCTGCCGAGCGCTGCCGCAATGCCGTCGCGGCCGACCTCCTGCCCACTGCAGTCACGCAATGAAGACGCGGCGGGCATTCGGGCGCGTCGTGGCGGTGCTCTTCACCTGCGAGATCTGCCGGCAGCCGAAGCCGCAGCAGACCGAGCTTGTGGAGCTTCCGACGCGCCCTGGTCGCGTCATGCGCGTGTGCCGCACGTGCGAGCCCGCAGGCCGCAAGTACGTCGCGATGCGCTTCGGCGAGCGGAGGGCGACGGCGTGAAGTGCATCGACTGCGCGCGCCTCTCCCTTCGCACGGGCAACGCAGATCTCGCGCGGCAGGGTTTCGGGCGATGCGCGCTTGAGGGCGTGCCGGCCCGCTACGTCGCCGCCCAGTTCGAGCGCCAGTGCGACGAGTTCGAGCGCGGCGCAAACGGCGCGGCCCGACGCGCCTGGCTCGTCGCGCAGAGCGGCGCACCGCCGCCCACCGCCGCGCCAGAACCAGCAACGCAATCCGGGGCGAGCAGTTCGGCCTCGGCAACCGAATAGACGAGTCGTAGGGAGATACCAGATGGCAAACGGACAGCAGCTGTTCGCGAAGATCAAGTGCAGCAGCAAGTACTACGGGCAAGGCGACCCCGGCGAACGCTTCGCGGTCTTCATCAAAGTGTGCGAGCGGAAAGACGAGTACGTCGTTCAAGGCGGCCCCGGCGGTCAATACCGGCTGCGCGACGTGAATCTCTTCGTGGTGCAGGACGGCCGCGAATTGCGAATCGCATAGAGAGGAATCCAGCCATGAACATCATCGCGAGGATCCTGCAGCGCCGCGCCGCAAAGCGCCTGGAGGAACGGAAGAAAGAGATCACGGCGGCGATCGCCTATTCGGAGCGGCAGATCGAATTCCATCGCGCGCGCATCGACGAGCTGTTCGTCGAGAAGGGCGGCCTCGACGCCGACCTGCTCACGCTCGATCTGCCGGCACGCCGGGCGGGCGGTCCGCTCGCCCGGCTGGGTGTGCCCTGCAGTGGAGCGCCCCGCTCATGAGCACACCGCAACTTGCCCTGCAGATCTGCAACGCCGGCACTTGGCGCAACGTGCTGCGGTTCGCCATTCAGCAGGAAACGAACGTTCGCGCCGCAGCGGCAGATCTCGCCAAGGCGGCCGGCGCACGCCGCTTGCGCATCTGCGAGCCCGCGACCTTTCCCGGCGGCCACCTCGCCTACTGCGAGGCGCCCGACTACCGCTGGAGGGAATCCTGATGGCCCGCAATGCACGCCCGCGCAAGGCCTACCGGCCGCGCGCAGCCCGCGCGCCGATGCTCGTTGTGTGGGAGACGAACCCCGAGGTCGGAATCACCGAGCGCGTCTCGGTCGATGCCTTCCTCGGAGGCTGGCAGACGCCCGACCACTTCGACTGCCTGACCGACTGCCGCGACATCCTGCTGATCGCCGCCGACGACAAGAAGGACCAGGGCGCGATCGCCGTCTGCCGGCTCGCCGGCGTGGCGCTCTTCAACCTGAAGGACCGCTACAAGGCCACGGGCCGCCTCGTGCCCACCGGCGACGAGCTGCAGGCACTTCGCGTCCTGGTCGACACGAGCGAGGACTTCTGGCGCCGCCAGTCCGGCGATCTGTATTCGCGTGCGTACAGCGCGCTTCAACAACACCGCACGGCGCAGCGCGCCGAGATGAAACAGCGGGAGTCAGCATGAGAATGTCGCGAGAGAGGCTGAAGGAGATCACCGGTCGTTCGTTCGGAAAGGCCCAGGCTCGCTGGTTCGGGGAATATCTTGGCGTCGAAGTGCCGTGTGATCGCGTCGGCCCCATCCTGACCGAACAGACCTTCGAAGAACTCGTGGCACGCGCCAACGGAATCAGGAAGAACGAGGGCGGCGCCGAACGTCCAACCATCCGCAAGAAGACAGCATGAATCGCCGCAGAACCTCGGAGCGCACGCTGACGGGCTCGCGCATCTACATCAGGCGCAACCAGTACAAGTACTTCGCGCCGGAGCCCTTCATGAACCCCACAACGGGCAAGGTCACCCGCTGGCACTCGCTGTGTCCGGTGTCCGACGGCGAGCTCGCCGCACGCAACGCCCTGGACACCTTGCTCGGAAGGATCGCAGCGCCTGCCGGCAAGGGCGACTTCGGCATCTGGTTCGGCCAGTGGAAGAAGAAGCTCCTCTCCGATCGTGCCTCCAGGGCGCCCAAGGAGCCCGCCCGCGCCGCGATCTGGGCGAAGGGAACCAAGGCCGTCTCCAGCCAGCTCAGCGTGATCGAAAACGCCTTCGTCGACTTCAACGTCTTTCAGGTCGAATCGCCCGATATCGCGGAGTTCGTCGACCAGTGGGAGGGGCGGCGATCGGCGCAGACGTACCGGGGCTATCTGAAGAAGTTCTTTGCCTGGTGCATCCGCAGGGGCCTCGCCAAGCACAATCCGGCGACCGACGTGACCGTGGAGAAGCCGAAGGCCCGCAGCGTGCTGATGACGCCAGAGCAGTACCTGGCCATCCAGGTCGGCGCGCGCACCGACAAGCTGGGCCGCCCCACCCGCAGTGGCGAGATGCTCTGCTGCTACATGGATCTGCTCTACCTCTTCTACCAGCGCGGCACGGACGTTCGGCTGCTCAAGCGCGGCGAGGTCGCCGGCCGCACGCTGCCGATCACGCCGACGAAAACGCAGCACAGCAGCGAAGCTGCCGTAGAAATCCAGATCACCGACGAGATCCGCGCCGTCGTGGCCCGCGCTGTCGCCGCGGCGAAGGTCACAAGCCTCTACGTGATCTGCAACGGCAAGGGCCAGCCCTATACCGCGCACGGCATTCAGTCCCTGTTCGAGGACGCCTGTGAGCGCGCCGAGGTCACCGGCGTCACCTTGAAGGACATTCGAGCGATGGCGGCGACCGCCGCGAAGAAGAAGGGCTACACCCGCGCGCAGATCAAAGTCGCGCTGGCGCACACCGACGAAAGCACGACCGATAGCTATATCCGCGAACGGGATATTCCGCTTTCCGAGGTCGTTCTGACGCTACCCAAAATGGATAAATGAGCAGGCAATATTAGCCGTTCGGCTAATACAAAAAGAAAGAGGCCGCCCGATGAGCGGCCTCTTTCGTTGATTCTATTGGTCGGGGCGGCGGGATTCGAACTCGCGACCCCTTGCACCCCATGCAAGTGCGCTACCAGGCTGCGCTACGCCCCGACACAGACAATGATTATAGCAGCAAAAAAAAAGATTGCCGATGTTTATGCTTTCAGCACGGCAAGCACTTCAGAAAGTTCTGCGCGAATCGCACCCATCAAAGCGTTCGCACGCTCTTCGCGTTCCGTCTCATCGCGTGAGATTTCCGCGAGCTCGTCGAGTCGATGACGCGCGCCACTGATCGTGAAACCGTCCTGGTAAAGCAGTTCACGAATACGTCGAACGAGCAGCACTTCGTGGTGCTGGTAATAGCGCCGATTGCCACGGCGCTTCACCGGCTTGAGTTGCGTGAACTCCTGCTCCCAATAGCGAAGCACGTGCGGCTTTACGCCACACAATTCGCTGACTTCACCGATCGTGAAATAGCGCTTCGGCGGAATCGGGGGCAATTCGACGTGTTCAGGCTGCGCGCTGTGTTGCGACATTTGTGCTCGTGGCGTTCAGATGCTCAACCGCGGTTTTCAGTTTCTGACTTGCGTGGAAGGTCACGACACGCCTTGCGGTGATCGGA